CTCGCCGCCACTCTCCACACCCTGCGCCATCGTCCATTTGTCGATCAGCGTACCCAGCGCCGTGGTGATCTGGGCAGGCGTGGCCTCTGCCAGCTTGTCGGGGTCGTTCAGCGCTGCCAGCCCCTTTCCGATGATCTCACACACCGTTTTCCGCTGGCTCTCCATGTAGGCCAGAATGTCCGTTGTGTTCTCCATTTTTTTCTGAATGCACAGTTCTGCAATGTCTGCATTCTCCTGCACAAGTTTCTTCACCGTGTTCAGGGAGCAGCCGTTGATCTTCGCCGTAGCGTTGTAGCTGCCAAGCTGCACATAGTCGGCCAGTATTTTCTTTTTCTGCCGGTCTGTCAGCCTTGCCGCCACAGTACACCACCCCTCCATACAAAATCCTGTTTTAACGCGCCCGTCTCCCACCGCTGACGTTTGCCGTCGGCGCGTCCTACCCTCGCGGCGTTTTCCCGCGCACACCATCTGCCATATGGCAGCTTTGTCCCGCCCTACAGCGGTCAGGCGCTTTTTACGGCAGCGCCTGTGCCGTCCTGTATACCATGTTACCAAACCGCAAATGATGTTTTCTATCCCACCCCCGCAATGCAAGTTGTACCTTCAAAATCAAGATAGATGCTACGGCGGCATAGCCGCCGAGATCGGAGGCTAAAAACATGCCACCGGCATGTTTTCTTAACGCCCCGACCCACCACCGCATACGACAAAAGAGGGGCCGTAGCCCCTCTTGTCTCACGGTTCATCTTCCCGATACTTCGCATCCAGCGCGGCGCATATCTCGCAGCGCCAGTAATCCCCGCAGCAGAACAGCTCCATCTGCAAGGCGTAGTCCTGCCGCTTCTGGTAAAAGGTCTGGTTCTGCCCGCCGGGGGTCAGGCCCTCGCACACGATCCTGTCTCTGCCGTTGTCCGTCACATAGTAGGGGCACACCACATATACCTGCCGATAGCTCCCGCTCGCCATATGCGCCCCACCTACCTTTCATTCCTCGGTGTCAAGCGTGTCCTTTTCCCATCGTATTTTCATTTGTGCCGGTTTCTTACAGATCCATCTTCGCCCCGCAATACCTGCAATAGTAGCTTTCACTGGATTCTGCGTTTCCGCATTCACTGCAAGTAACTACACCGTCATCATGGTGAACCCACCGACCATGCACCACCGACGCCACGTCAGCCGGAAACATATCCGCCAGTGCGCGCTTGGCATCCGTCATGGTAGCCGTGGGCTTTGTCACTTCTATATGGGTCAGCCGCGCAATCGCTACAGACTGGTCAATGTACTTCGCCATCACTCCACCTCCCTAATCTCGTCCTCGCCGAACTCCACGCCGTCATTGATACACTCCAAAACGCTTTCAACAAAAGCCTCATCGGCACAGGCGTTTAGGTACCTGATAACCTCGTTGGCTAATTGCATGATGGTCTGTTTATTGCTCATCCCTTCGCCTCCTCAATCCGCCCCGCCAGCCGTTCCAGCTTGTGCCGGCGGAATGTCTCCACCTGTCCCGCGCAGTCGAACAGAATCACCAACTGCTGAAGCATGATCTGCACGTCGGCGACCTCCTCTGCAATGGCTTCCACGTTGTCCCGGCCACGACAGCGCTTGCAGAGTTCTTTTGCCAGTTCGCTCATTTCCTCGATGGCCATTGTCATCTGCGCCCTTTCCCCGAATGCCTCCAGCGCTGCACGGCAGATTTTGTCACCAGAAACGCCCTCATTGGCCCACCGCAGCGCTTCTATCTCCCGCTGCTGGTTCTCGATCAGGTCAGCGGCGGCCGGAGCCAATACTTTACGACACGGTTCACGGCTTATCTCGTTCATTGGGCAATCTTCTTCGCAGTCTCGCCCCGGTTCTGCACAGCACCGCAGCGCGGTCACGATTTCTTCTCGTGTCATGTCAGTTTCTTCTAATTCTTCTTCACAGTCCTTGTAATGCCTGCATTTACCATCACTTTCCACAAATCCGCCGGTGCAGTAAATACCGCAAATATCATCACGCATCCTTGCGAAATGACAAGATACACACAGTTCATTCATCGCCATCACCTTCCAAACATGTTCATTTGTCCTTCAAATTCCGACCTACTCGCTCTTTTCTGCGTCTCATCCTTCTTCCGCATCTCTTTGTAATCGTTATATTTCTGTCGATACAGGTACGATTTTCCAAAGATGTTCCACGCAGCCTTCACCACATTTGGCTCATACGGGCGAATCAGCTCTAAATCAGCCACAGCCTTATACGAAATTGGACATCCGCAACACCCTGTCCGCGTTAGACCGTAGACCTCATAGGCATCTGAATACCGTACCCCATAGTGCTCCTTATACCACGCTTTATCCGCATCGGAGACATAGTACAAAGGTCTGAGCCGATACTGGCCGGAACTGGTTTCCGTAAAACACAGGGCCGTGTTGTCTTTTCTGGGAACTGAACGCATACCGCCCTCATCTCTACGCTCACCTGTGATAATCATGTCGAAATCCTTCTGGACGTTATGTGCCACCTGCTTTTTGCAGTAATCACAGCATTTTGCGCTGATCTTAAAGTCCGGCGGAAACTCGTTGATAAAGTCCCGCATGTACTTGGAAGAGTTGATTACCAGTTGGATGTTCGGCCTCGGCTCTCCCTTAGAATTGCAGCAGCACAGGAAGTTCAGAACGCTTTCGCACTTGGGGTATCGCTCCCGCAGTTCTTGACGTTTTGCCTCCTTATCCTCGGCAGCGTCATATTCGTCGGCCACAGACAAAGGAACGCCCTTCTTTTGCCACTCTGACAATCCCGCGGACATGATCTTTGATACAAAAGGAATGCCGTATTTTCTCGACGCCAGCACAATGTTGGTCTTCGGTCGGTATTCTGTGATCTCTACCCCGTATTTCGCCGCTGTTGCCTTCACATGGTCTCTCGTGGCTTTCATTTCAAGACCGGTATTGAAGAAAGCGTATTTTACGGGCTTCAGGCCGAATTTCTCCCGCGTCCGCTCGATCAGATCCAGCAGTATGTCACTGTCCGCACCACCGGAATAAGAGCAGATGGCGTTGGGATGCTGTGTCAGTCTTTTTGCAATGATGCTCTCTATTGCCTGAAACTTCGCCGGTGCATCAAAATCCGCATAGGGCGGCCGGTCTGTATAGACCCGGCTTCTGTATTCTTCTTTGCTCATGTCGTTTATCCTTTCTCCAGCTGCAACGCTATCGGGGAATTTGTATAGATCATATGTCAATCTCCAAACACAACGCCGCACTCGTCCTTCAGCACGTCCTTGATGTGCTTCCGCTTGATGCGGCCTTCGTTTATCTCCTCTGCCAGCTTTTCCAGGCACTCGTACAGATACGCGATGCTGTGGGTGTCCCGGCTGTCCTCGGTCTGCTCCTGAATGTGCCAGCCGCACTTGTCCATCAGCACCATCGCCACCATGTCCATGCACTCCTGTGTGCCTTGCAGTTTGCCTTTCATTATCAGCCGCTCATCACGGGATAGATGCTGCTTACCCATTTTCTCGCCCCCTTGCCACCAGCCCAGCCCGGTTCATGGTGTACCTCCTAAGCTTGGTCATGCTCTGTTTCCGCCCGCAGCGCTCACACACGCCGCTCTCCCAGCGATCCCGCACCGGGTCACGCCGCTGTTCGCGGGTAGGCTGGATAATATACTCGGGGATCATGTCTATCTGGCAGGCCCAGCAAAGCCTCGCCGTCTCCACTTTCCAGATCCCGTTCTTCATGGTTTCACCTCCGTGACCGTCACGCGTATGTAGGGCTTGTCGTGGAAGTAGTGCTCAATGCCTTTCACCCACCGGCGGCTGTCGTCGTGGAGCAGAATGCCCTTCATGCCGTCCTCGATCAGCTTCGCCATGTAAGCGTGGTTGGAGCAATCCAGCCGGTCATTCCACTGGAAGGTCAGTACTACGGGCCTTTCAAAAGGCCGCTTGCGAATGTGGGCGGCGTTGATAGCGCTCACCGTCAGCGTGTGCCACAGTCTCGCGTCGTCCCGCCGCTTCGACCAGTGCTTTCCCGCATAGATAGCATTCAGCCCATATGCCTTGTTCCACGCCTTCCTTCCGGCGTCGGTGTCCGGATAGCGGATGATGAATGATTCTCTGCTCATGTCCGACCCTCCAACGCCTTTTTCGCCTCGCCCCAGGTGAACCCATGCTTGGAAGCGTACCTGGTAATGGGGTCAGGCGTGTGGGGCGGCAGTTTCTCCAGCAGCTCGTCGATCCAGTCCGGCCCGGACTTCTCCGGTTCCGTGATCTCCGGCGTCAGACCTGCCGTCAGGTTCGCCACATCCGGAAAAAAGTTCCCTTTCGGCGACCGGGCATAGGCAATGATCTTCTCCCGCACACCGCCCTGATAGGGGTACGGCTTCAGCGCCAGCCACCACGCCGCCTTCCGGCTGTCCGAAACGGTTTCCCGCGGCCAGAACAGCCCCAGCGCCGTGAAAACCTGTTCAAATTCTTCTTTCGTCATGTTCTCTCCTTCTCCCGTACTGCCCTCTATACACCACCCCCCCACAAGAAGAAATATCTCTCTTGTTGTGGGTGTGTAAGGGGGATATAGGGGGATAGATAGGGGGTGTGGGGGAAAGGAAGGGGGACAAAG